ATCAGCCATAGAGTATGCTCCATGTATAGCTATATTACGGTATCGCTTGAAGTCATACTGTGATAGGTCTTCCCTCGTAGCAATCCCTGTGAGTCCAACTCCACATAACCTGAGATACTCATTGTTCTCATGCCATGTTCTTTGCAGAATCCCATCATCAAGATCGACAAGAGTTTGACGATAGTTTGCTCTGGCAAGGATATACATAGCTCTTTCAAGTCCTCCACTGTCATCTCTGAATTTGCTGAGATCCAATTCTGAGAGGTTGCAGAACGATTTGTTTCCCAATAAAATTTCTGCACAGGGATTGACTCCACTAAACCAAGGAGCTCTTCTCCTAGCTTCTTCTCCGTTGATGATGCCTGGCTCTGACCCTCCTGATTCTTTGATAATCTCAAAGAACTTTGTGAGGTTTTCATGGTTAGGTTTCCTCCAGAATACTACAGAGTTATTAGATTGTGCTCTTTGTGGATTAAGTTCTAAGTTATCCTTAGCTCTAGCGAACTGTTCCCACTCAGGATTATCATAATACATCAAGGCTATCTCAGCAGAGCGTCTGCTACTAAGGACAGTACCTAACCAATTCATAACATCTAATATATCTATCCGTGATAATAGTTGTCCACTCTTCTTGTTGAGTATGTGAATGATTGAGGTGAAGGCTTTAGATATAGGTCCGTCTCCTGAGCTGATCCAACCGTAACCGCTAAGTCTCTGTCCTGCTGGTCTGAGCTGTGTGAGATCGAGTACGAACTTTGAAGCTTTCCCCTTAAAAGCCAGAAGCTTACCGATACTTTTCGCCCAGGCTTCAGCGGAGTCTCCAATAACAAGTGTCCAAGTCCCGGTATTGGCATCGAAAGATTCTCTGTTTCCTTCATGTCCTCCTTTCTTAATACGCTTACTTCTAAGGACTTCAACCTGCTGGACGGGTTGGGTGAAGCCTGATAACGTCCCAACAACGGGGGTGAAGCCAACGCCACAACCCTGCAACAGTAACCACAAGCTGTCCACCACGTCATGTATAGTCTCCACTTTAAGATGAGCACAATTGAACTGACTAGCCTCACGCTTCTTAGCTATGTCAGTCCCTCCTAACCACAGTGTCCTACCTGAGACACAAACCTTACGGTCCAACATGAGCTGTCTGAGTTCAGCCAGTTCTCCTGAATCTATGTAGTGAGGTACTATAGATTCATCTGCTCTCAACCACAGCCACTTCTGGTGTTCAATAACTCTATCTACAGTCTGTTCCCAAGTCTCAAAGATGCCCCCTTCTTCATCTAAAGGTCTGTTGTAGGTACGTCTAGTTATAATCTCTGCTCGAACTGATGTCATCTATTAATCCTTCCATTGTAGGAGGTTTGTAGTTATCACCTTTAACAATCTTACCTACACTGTCTTTAGTGAAGGGTGCTTTAGACATATTACTTTCATGTACTCTATTAAAAGCTTCTTCTAAATCCCATCCAAATGATATCGCTTGACCATAGATAACATATAGAACATCGCATAGTTCTTTAAGATAATTCTCCAACGCAACCTTCTTTTCTTCATCGTCCTCCGCTGACTGGACATTGAAAGCCTCCTGAAAAAGTTCTTTAAATTCTTCTCCAATTAACTTGACCCTAAAATTAAATAGGTCTGCAGTATATTTCTCATTAACTGCCAGCTTACTTTTATCGTGAAACTCTTCAACTCTTTTCATTATAATAATGCTCCTTCATCATTTCAATACATTTAATAGCTTTGTTAAGGTCTTCTACACCGTTCTTATCTTGATGTCTAACTACATACTTAACCACACTTCCTACATCCATACCTAGTTGGTTCTTGATAATGAAAGTCCAGGGATCAATCTCATACTTAGCATAATATGTTGGACGTATAGAAGTATTACCACCTTTCCACTGGTCATTAAGTTTGTCCTTAGTATTTTTCATTCCTTCCCTCACTACATAAAAGGTTTCATCTGGAAGATCATCTAACTTACTACAAAAAGCTTTATGATCTGAAGGTGTTTCTATCCTGCTTTGACATTCTCTACATATGGTGTGCTTGATCTCTTTGGTTCCCATAGTCTCACGTCCTTTTTAAAGTAATTATAATCTTCATGTCTTAGAATACGAGCAACCCTAGCTTGTACCAAAGCTACTTCTTCAGTAAGACCTGCTTTCAAGTAGGCTCCCAAAACTCTATTCCAATAAGACTCCTCTGAGACACAGCCTAGTAATAAATTAGAAGCCTTTACTGGTCCTATACCTGGACATCCTTTATAATTATCTACAGCATCTCCTGTAAGAACTTGGATATAAAAATTATAGTCTGCTTCCTCTTTACTTACAGTAACCAGAGTATCTTTGTCTAAGTTATAATGACTACAAGGAATAGTCAACATATCTTTATCAATACTGAGAATAATCTTCTCTTTATTTGATTCATCAGGGGTAGTAGCTATTATACCCAAGACATCATCAGCTTCCAGACCTTCCATTATTCTACAGTTATAGTTATCTAGAGCATACTGGAGGAGATGTTTGTATCCTAGAGGCTTCCTCTTACTTTTTCGGTTTTCCTTATAAGACGGTAAAATTTTTCGCCTAAAATTATTCTTATCACTAGCACATAGTATCATCTCTTTTGTATCTAGCTTAGACAAATAGTGATGCAATGAAGCATCTAGCTGTACTTCCAGTTCTTTTTTACTAACACTTAATGTTATTACATCATCATCCCAATGGGTTTCATCCTGACAAGCCCAACAAATTCTGTAAATAATTATGTCCAAGTCTATTAATAGAATCGAAGTACCCATACATATCTCCTAATTTTTTATGTTCTTTATAATGGCAAATCTCACATAAATATATACACTTTAAAGACTCTCTAATCTTTTTCTCTAAGCCTGTCTGAGTGCTCCCTACTTCATACTTTTTATCAGTAGGGTCCGTGTGGTGAAAGTGAAAAGCTCTTGTTTCATCTACCAGACCACACGCCTCACAGGTAAACTCTCTCAACCAGCACACAATAAAATTATTAGTCTGTTGAATCTGTTTAATCGCTGCCTTTGTTTGTTTAGTATTCTTATCATAAGGGTTCTGTTTTCCTATATATTTTTGGAGTCTAATACACATTACTACTAACTGATCCACAGTTTTAATGCGTTGCACTCCAATTAGATCCAGTCTGATAACTTCCAGTAATTTTGCATCCGAACTCGAAGTATTCTCCGGCTCTTTCCAAAGAGAGAGCTGCTTGTGGGCCAACGTATCTGACATACTTCTCCTTTGTTTCTATTTGAAACTCATCGTGAATGTTAGCTACGAACTCATAGTCAACTACAGGTTCTAATCCTAGTAATATAAGTCTCTCATCTAACAATACTAAAGCTTTCTTCATAAGAACAGCCCCTGCTGACTGGAGGAGCGTGTTGAGAGCAGAGTGCTCAGAACGGACGTGGAGTTTCCTACCGTCAAGACCAATGAGATGCCCACGTCTTCTGTATACCTGCTTAACCCTGGAGGTAAGTTCCATAAGACCGCTGACTCCAGATAGGAATTTGTTTCTTGCCTTTCGGCCCCTCTTAGTTCCTCCTCCAAGAATGTTACCAAGTTTAGTGTCTCCTGCTCCGTAAATGAACGCATAGAAAAAAGTCTTTGCAGTATCTCTTGAAGTGATTCCAAGAGCATCTCTATTGAGGGAGTGAATGTCAGTTCCTTGTTCTTTAGTTCCATTGACTGCTGCTTCAGCATATACTCCTCCATCATATTTTTTAAGATAACCTGCTAAACACCTGAGCTCCAAACCATCAGCATCACAACCAACCAGTACATTGTTTTCACCAGCTCTAAAGAGACTACGACACTCAGGACCATATTTACTGTAGGATGCAGGGACTTGTGCAACATTAGGATAGCTGTGAGTACAACGACCAGTGACTGCACCATTAGTATTGACCCTACCATGAATTCTACCGTTACGTTCGAGCTTAAGCCAAGCATTGTCACCCTCCGCTAGTTGTGAGATGCGTTTAGAGACCAAGAAATGCTCTTCTAATTCTTTACAATTGGGTAGCATAAGATTTCTAAGTATCGACTCATCAATCTTTGGTCTGCCATTTGGAGTAAAGTCTTTAGGGCTCCAGCCATACAATGATTGGAGCCTATTCGAGATATGATCCCTGCTATTAGGATTGAACTCTGTAAGTTTGATCTTAGTAAAACTTTGTCCAGCAGTATAGCCTCGTTTAGTGTTATCTCTCTTTGGTGTAAAGCTTCCTGCACTCTCAAACCAAGAGCCGAACGAGTCCCTAAGAGTTTTATTGAGTTCATCTTTACGTTTAAGCAAGCTAACATACAACTCTTGTCCTTTCTTAACATCAAAGTTAAAGCCGTAGTCCTCTTGTCTCTGAATGACTTTAGCAAAAGGCATCTCTAAATCTAAGGCTTCTTGAGAATATTCTTCTAGTTCTAAATGTTCAAACAACATGGAAGTGATAGAAACATCTACCATACAATAGTCTGCCATATCCTTAGTGAACTTCTGCCAGTCTGTTTGTTCATGGTAGTTCCCTTTACTCATCCCTAAGCGGTAGCCCCAGGCTTTCAGTGAATGTGAGCCACATAGCTTAGGTTCTAGTTTCTTAGATTGAAAATCACGCTCTTTTAAATTGGTATGAATTAACCTAGAGTAAACCAAGGTATCTATTATTTTAGTCTTAGGTCTAGGAGTCCATCCCAATACTTTCTTAAGAACGGGAAGGTCATACCCTATGATATTATGTCCTATTAAAGACTCTGCTTCAGTCATGTAGGTAAGACATTCCTCCAGACTATCATACCCTTCAGCATTAGCAAACAGTTGACCGGAATGAGTACCTACTGGAGCCATACCAATACAATGAACTTTGGTCACGTCCTGAAGTAAGCCGTTAGTCTCACTATCGAAGATCAGATTCATGTAGCTTCTCCAGTTTAGAAATTCTCTTGTCTAGTTTAGAAATTCTCTTGTCCAAAGTGTCCAGTCTGTTCCACTGTGCCTCCACATTCTTGGAGCCTTCCAGTGGTTTCATCGTAATACAAGGAACAGGCAACCCCAGTCTTTGCTCCTTTATATCTTGCCTTGAGGACTCTAACGCTTGTCTCTGAGTCTGACTGTTGATCTCGTTCAAGTCCGATGACAAAATCCGATAACTGAGCAATGCTTCCACTTCCTCTAAGATCTGATAGAGTGACTTGTTTTCCATCTTCATGTCCCTTTCCTTGTAATGGTCTCTTCAAATGAGAAACAATGAACATCCCTATATTTAATTCTTCTGCTAGTGATCTAAGATTAGTCATAGTGTTATCTATGAGTCTTCTTTCGTCTCCTCCTTCAACGCCCGATACCATAATAGAGATATGGTCAAGGATAATCCAACGAACACCACAGGTATGAGAGAGATAACGAATACGATTAGTAAGTACTTCTCCATTTAAACTCCCAAAATGATCGTAGAGAAATAAGCGTCCACTGGAAAAAACCCTTTCCCATACTTCTCTAAAATATTTTTTATCTAAATTTTCCTTTAAATGTAGCATCTCACTTGCTTCAATAGACATGAAATCAACCGCTGCTTGCCTGACAGATTCCTCAAGAGCAATGTACCCAACTGTCTCCCCTTTAGAGAGGAAGTAAGATGCGACCTCTTTAACTGTAGTAGATTTCCCAGTTCCTGTTCCTGCACAAAACGTAACGATTTCACCATGACGTGCTCCTAAAGTAAAATTATTAAGTCCCTTCCAAGGATACTCATGGTCACTAGCAGTCATAGGAGTATTCACTAGATCCCAAGTATCCTCTCCTGCCACAATGCCGTCCGGCCTATAAGTCTTGGCTCTCCAGACGGCATCTACAATTACTGCTGTTCCTTCTTTTACTAAAGTTTCATTGACATCTTTGTGTGGTAGGGTTGCTATCTTACATCTACCAGGGGGTAAGAGTTCTGCTGCGGAAGTTGATGCTGACCGTCCTGCACTGTCCATATCAAACATCAATATAATCTCATCAAAGTTTTCTAATAGCCACTCTAGGTTTTTGCCTATAGCTTTCTTTGCTGATCCTACACCATTAGGAATAGAGACTACGGGCCACTTACAGTTCTGAGCTTCTGATACTGAGAGGCAGTCTATTTCTCCTTCTGTAATTACTATCTTCTTACCCTTACCCCACATATGCTTACCCCAAAGACTCGAACAATCACCTAGAGTCCTGAAGTCTTTACCCTTCAGTCTTATCTTTTGTCCTACTACTCTTCCTTCTTCAATGAAGGAGGCAATGTGACATTGTTCTCCTTGATATTCTCCAATTGAGTAGGAGTGTTTTCTACAGGTTTCTTCATTAATTTTTCTTTTAGTAAGCTGTAGAAACTCTCCTCTGACTGGAGTATATTGTTTATTGGAAGGTTCATTGGGCGAAACCACAGCCACATTATTAGTACCATGCTCATAACGACCACAGTCGAGACCAAAACAAAACGCGTGTCCATCATCATACCTCTTTAAGTTATCTTTAGAACCACAGGAGGGACAAGGCTCAGTCCCTACACATTTCGAGGATCCACGATTCTGGTATCCTTGATCTGCTGTAGTTGAATCCATGTTTGATACACCAGTCTGCATAAGTTGTCTTAGCTCCCTTATATAATTTCTGATTTGGGTTAGTAAAGACAAACCTTATATCAAGTTCAGGGTGCTGCTCCCTAACCAAGAGATGTTTTGCTCTATCCTTGGCTAAGAAGCGTCCCTTAGTTTCGATATAAATACTACCGATCTTAAAGTCTGGAGTATAGGTATGTGGCTTACCAATATAGGGAATTTTATCAGGTTCAAACTCCCATTTTACTTTGAGAGAATCTAGCTGGTTTCCTATACGTTCCTCTAAGCCACTCCTATATCCATGCCTTTTTCCACGCCGCATCTGGTTACTAGAAATCTTCATCATCCTCTAATTCTTCACCATCACTATCATTACTGCTACTTACAAAGCTACCTTTAGGTTCATTAGACCAGTCATCCGTCTCTCCTGAGCTTTGATATTCAACCAAGTCTAGTATACGAACACCTTTCATTCTAAAGGTAACTCCACCTTCTCCCTGGTCATAAGGAATAGCTTCATAGCTTACTTGAATCTTACTACCACCACCTATCTTAACGTCAGTAACACGAGTACCTTCTGCATCATATAGAATTGGAGCTTGTTCCCAACTATCGCCTTTCTTAGTCTTAACTTTAGCTTTCAACTTAAACCTAACTGAGTATTTACCTGTCTTCTTCTTATCTCCATTCTCATCTTTAATATACTCAGGACCAACTGGAGAACGTCTACCACCGTTGCCTACTTCTTTGACAACATCCTGTAATTTTTGTGCATCCTTCTTATCCAAGATGAGGTTTACTTGGTATACCCCATCAGCGTCATACCTAGTATCAGGCTGGTTCAACCAGGGGTATGCTGCAATTCCTACAGGTGATTTGAATTTCTTGATATCCATAATCTAAAGCTCTCCTATAATAAATTTTTCGGCTCCACCAAACTCAGGAACCTTAGTCCTTTTTGCTTCTACTCTCATGTTATTGGCTATCTGCATTACTTCTTGAATACCATATTGGTCCTCCAGTTTATTTTTAAAGAGACAACTAAATAGCCCTACTATTATGGCTTGTTTCTCTGCTTTAGGTCTATTATCCAAGACCTCTACAGCTCTCATCATACCTTCACTAACTTGCAGTAAGTTTGAGTTAGCTAAAAAAGTACTCACTGTGTTCTACCTCCTCTATTTTGAGTTTTCCGTATTTTGGAAGTGCCGGAAGTTCCGTGTCTGTAAGCTTTTGGCACTCGTCTCTGAAATCTTTGAGAACATCTTCTGAATATATCTGGATAAACTCACGTCTAATAACTGAAGATAACGCTTCCATGTCAGAAGCATGAGTACCAAACGAGTCATGCACCACAGCGAAACTCTGTATATCATAGCCTTCTCTGGCTCCTATGATGGTATACATTAAATGACAGGCATCATATGAGTGAATGAAGTTTGGAGCTATACCGTTAGACTGTCTCTGTTTGTTCATTCTTTCTACATCTTCAGGTCCAGCAGCATACAAGGAAGCCATACGCCCGTTTATAACAGTCTTTACCTCCCTGACTACAGACTTCAGATACTTTTGCTTAACAAGGAAACCTGTAGGTAAATGCCAGTATATTGCCTTGTCTTCTTTAGCTAATATCTGAGCTACAGCCTGTAGCCAGGCCATTCCCTCTCTTGCTGAATAAATCACTGAACCAATAGAATCCCAAACAGTAGACGCTAGGCATTTGGCATGGGGCCAAAGGTCTACAGCATTGATAATATTATCACCTAAAGGAGTCCCTTTGTCAAGCTGTTTTTTAATTTCTTCATAAATTTGATTCCTCATTCCATACTTTGTAGCTCCATAAGGCGTGGTCATTACAGGACGCTTAACCATAGTCCTGCTTATATCATCTCCCCACAGCTCTGAGTGCTCTACATTCTCAGCTATTCGCCTACACGCCTCTTGCCTAACAATATCGTAGATGTCTGCTGGAACATCATTAGGCAAGAGATTTACGTTTCTACCACCCTCTTGATCCCTGAGCATTCCAGCAAAGTGTTGCAAGCCGTTACAGCTCCCATCTACCGTCACAGGAATAGAGGACATAAAATCTGGACTACCATCAGCCTTATACCATTCTATACAGGCTCTTAAAAACTGC